ACTCACCGCGATAGGCATTGGCCTGCGCCTCGATGTTGTTCGCATCCGGCTGCCCGTAGTGAGACTTCGCATTAGCGAGCGCATGCAGAAACACCAACTCAGAATCAAGCGTGGTTGAATCGGTCCAATTGATGAAAGACATCAGCCCGAAGTGTCCCTTGATCCACAAAAAGTATGTCTGATCAGGCGCCGGATACAGCTCAATCGCTTGGCGAATATCGTAGCGTGCCGGGCGCCACGGCTTGGTGATCATGGTGTAAAGCGACGGGGGGATGCCCTGCACCAGCGGATACCAGACATTGCGCGTATCTTGAATCCCGGCCCACTCGATACTTTTTAGCGGGTCCATGGTGAAATTGCACAACACATCCTCATCGTTGTCTTTGAGCGAGTAGAACCGCTGCCCGGGATTTACTTTCCAGCGAAACAACCGTTTGGTGTGCAATTGCAGATAGCGCTTATAAAGATACGTCTGCGCACTGGTTAGGAAATCCTGCACGAGCAGCGCCATGCCGGGTGGTGGATTGGTGGCTTGATTGGAAAATCCTAGCCGCACCAAGATGCGTGCAGAAAGTGAGGACATAGTGGCCGTCGGCACGACGTTATCCATACACGCCGCGTTGTAACTGATCGGGTCAAAGGGATTCGGGTTATCCCAAGTAAGCCCCTCGTTTATGTTGCGTGTGATGGCAATCGCGACTTGATAGGGTTTCGCAGAAGCACTCGAAATGCCGCCAGTCGAATACACCTGAAGTTTCAAGACGCTTAGAGAGGTCAACGTATTCAGCGGCACGATGATTTGGCCGTTCTGAATGCCTCCTAGCTGCGCGCCCGCGCTGGTGAGTGTGGCCGTTGTCCAGGCGCTACCGCTGGTGAGGTATGCGAGCTGCGGCGTGCTGCCGGTAGAAACGAATGCTAGGTTGCCTAAGAAAGTGATTGGGCCTGAAGTATTGGTCGCAAAAGTATTGGTTGAAAACCAGTACCGGCCATCGCCATTTAAGGGGAAATTGACGTTGAAGGGCACATTGCTGAACTGATTCGGCGGCACATTACCTGACGTGTCGGTCCAGGCATTAGGATCGAGCACATCACCTTGACCCCCTAACACTACCGGCATGCTTGGCTCCTAAAATAAAAAGGCCCCGAAAATCTCCGGGGCCTGAAAAGTCCTATCAGACTAAACGATAGGAGCCCCAATCAGTTCAATAGATTATCGGCCGCCCGCGCGACCCGGCCGCGTTTACGGGCTGACGCAGGCATTGGCGCCGCGGTTTCGTCTTCCGCTTTCGCATCATCGATCAGCTTTTGCAAAACACGAATTCCAGCGCGTGCATTGCCGTACACCGAATTGGCATGCGGCACGCCGCTTTTCGTATCCGTGCCGTACACGCGCACCAGCCGATCGAGCTCCTGGGGTGCTTCCGGGTACTCGCCGGCCACTTCCTCGAACACGCCTAGCCGCTCGATATTGCCTTCATCAAACACCCACTCAAGCATCGGGATTTCCCAAGGGGGCACAGCACGGTTATGCACCGTGTTGGTGTCACGTTTCACTTTTACTCTCTCATACCGCATTGGGGCGTACCTCTTTAGTTTTGAAGCAGAATCAACGTCGATGTGGACCCCGTGGCCACAATCCAATCATTGCTCAATTGCACCAGCTTCGGCGTGCCAAAGCCGATGGTGGCGATCACGCTGAAGGTCGAAGGCCCTAAGGGCGCGCCATAAGAGCCCGTGGCCAGCGTCGAGTTCTTATCCGCCGCGCCCATCAGGGTGACGCTGCCAACCAGGGTGCCTGTACCAGCAACCGCACCACCGTTCATCGCGAGCACCGTAGCTCCCGATTCAAACGGAACCAGCGTGCCGTCCGGCTGATTGGAGAGCAGATGCACAAAGGGCATGCCACCAAACTGCCCCAACGTGGTGATGGAGGCCAGCACAGTCGCCGGAGTCGCCGCGGAAGCCTTGATGGTTGAGAGCGTGAACGTCTGCCCAGAAGCCGAACTGACGTAGTAAGTCACATTCGGCTGTAGGGAAATCGTGGTCAACCCCGCCAAAGAGGTCAAAAAGCCGCTGGTGCCGGCGATTGAAATGGCGATTGCATCACCATTCGAGGGAAAGTACCCCGGCACGGTAACGACGCTGGGTGTCGCTGCGGTAAGGGAAGCGGCGAACGGGTCGCCAAAGGGGATCGGCGCGAGTCCGGTGGGCAGATAAATCGGCTGAGTGCCTAGGGCGGTGCCTGTCACAATGAGAGCTTGCATGTGCGTGTCCTTTTAAATTTAGTTGGCAGGCGGTTTATGCAATGCTCAGCACGGCATGCGCGTTGCGCTTACCCGTGGTGAGTGCCGCTTTCGCTGTGAGCCCAAAATAGTGCACATAGCGATCGTACACACGCGGAGGCGTGCGACTGATCATCCAGTGCCCTTGAATGGGGCGCAGCTTCAAGAACTTGGTGTTCAGGAAGTAGCAGCGCTTCTCCCACGGAATCACCGGGGCGTACAGGCCGTCTAGTACGGTCATTACCGGGTCCCAGATGATTTCAATGTTCTTGAAGTACATGCCGGTGCGGATGCCCTCGCCCACCGAAGAATCCAGCTTGGTTGGGCTCGCATCATCCTTCATGAACACCGTGCGATTGATGGTGTTCTTGGCATCGAGCCGGTAAGCATCGAGAAACAACTCCCCAACCAGGATGTAATTCGGCGCATTACCGCCGTAGCGGGTGGCATCACGCCAGCCGATTTCCATCTGCTGCGTCAAATTACCCGCCGTGGCTGTGGAAATGCCGGTGATCGCGGTGTTCTGCCACCAGGTGTAAATTGACTGATCGAGTCCGCCCACGATCTGCGAGACGGTGGGGGTTGTGCTCACCAGAAGATCAAGCCCCGGGATGTTGGTCGCTGACTGTGTGCCGTCCAAATGCAGCATATAGTCGAAGTTTTCCTGAAAACCCAACTTCAAGGTTTCAGAGTTTTCCTCGAGCAAGTTGGTGAGCTGCACCCGTTCGGCTTCAGACGGCGTGCTAGATTTATCGTCCGTCATGATGATGCCGTTTTGCGTCATCTCATCTTCATTCAACCCAAAGCCGTCGTGGAAACTGCCCCACGTATACTTCGCCTGTTGCAGCGAGCGCTTGCGGTTGTAGGTGACCTGTTGATCACCGAAGTAGGACTGAAAATTTGAATCGTTGGAATAACGGAGTTGTTCGACCACGTATTGTAGTCCGCCGCCGTAAGGCTTCTTTTCCTCCATCAGCTTTTTGATCAGCGGGCGGGCGACGTTGACTTGATCGATCGGATCATTTTTTAAGAACCAATTGATCGCAGCTTGACCACCGGCCTGTAGTTGTTCTGTCGTAAAGGGCATGAGGGGACTCCTGCAAATGGAAAAACGTTGCGTTCTTCCCAGGAGTGACGAGCCCAGAATTTGCTAGATGCCGAACTAGCGAGGTCACGACGTACAGTCACTGATCGGCAAGACCCTACGCCTAAAGTAAAGCAAGTGTCAAATCAGACCTTCGTGCTGGATAGCTTGGTGCCGGTTGCTTTCACTTTACCCGACTCGCTGCCCGCGCCTTTACGCGCGGCTCTGGCCGCTGCGACCTTCTTAGGCTTCGGCTCCGGTGCGGGGAGCGCCGCATCCATTGCCGCTTTCGCCCCGTCGGTTGCCGCATTTGGCATCATGCCCTGCGCCATTGGTACGCCGATGGTACCCTCCGGCGGATGGATCTGCACCGTATGGCCGTTCGGTACAAGTACAGTGGTGTGAGTCATATCAGTACCCCGTTAGCGCCATGCGCTTTTTCATAAAATCCGCCTCCGCCGTTCGGCCTTGCCCCGCAAGAATGCGCGAGGCCACTTCGTACCGGCTCCACATAAATTGTCTAATCATGTCATTCACGTTGCGCTTCAAGTCCGCATCGTTAAAATTATTTTGAAAAATATCATGCGCTAAAACTTCAAGCCCCGCGCGATAAGAATCAAAATCCGTCAAGCACTGCTGATCGCCCAACTTAATCCGGCCGCCCACGGGGTGCTGAGTGATATTGCGATAGTACGGCGTCTTGGCAAAATGCACCGGCCCGCGCAGCACCGCGTTTGCTAAGTCCACGAAGCACCAATAAGCAGCCCCGCGCGGCTGCATGATTTCATCCAAGCGCTCGCGCCGGTAGATCGCATGTTCAGGCCAGACGTGTTTGTGCATCACAAAATTCCATAACAAATCGGCGCGCGTAAAGGTCTCATCCTCTGCCGGATAAAACGCATCCCAGGCCGATTTTTGCTCTACCTCATCGTAGAGCTGACAGGGCGCGAAGTAAGCAAGCACTTGCGGGTGTGCGTCTAAAAACTCGATGCCCTTTTGCACTTCATCAGGCAGCAAGTAATCATCATCGCCTAAGTACACGGTGTATTTAGTATGCGAAGCTAAAAGCGCGGCGCGCATATTGGGAAACGCGCCGATATTACTTTGCTGGCGAATGTAGCGGCCTTTCAACTCTAAATTACGCGTGTCATCTTGAGAGGAATTATCCGACACGATCAATTTCGCGTCCGGGAAGTCCGCAACCGTCTTATCGAGCGTCCATTTCAAGAACGGATAGCGATTATACGTTGGAATGCAGATGCTAAGGTCCTGCATGCGCGGCTCCGTTGGTGAGCGCGGGTGCTGGCGGTGGTAGTTGCGCCTCTGTGGTAATCGTATCGGTCTTGGGCTGCGGAGCTTGCGGATCGAGTGTCCGTCCGTCGTGACTTAAGCGCACGCCGCAGTTGATCCACGGCTGAATGCCGGCGCTGAAAACTAAATCAGAGAATGAATAATCCTCCGATAGCAAATTATCCATCGCAATACGCCCAAAAAAGAAATGATGAAAAGCACCTTTGCCATACGATGTCACCAACCCTTTCGCAATCAGCATTTCAAACACCACGCGCTCAATCTTCAAGAATCCGCCGGGTACAAAGCGTGCTTTTAAGAGCCCCTGTCGCGGGATGTCTTCATTCGGCACTTGCATGCCGTTATTATCCCGACAGAACGGCATTGGCGGCTGGCACTTATCCGTATAGAGCCCTGAGACGAAGGGTTCCTCTGTGTCGATCAGGTTTTGCAAGTCCGCACGCGTGAAGCCCATGTCTGAATCAATGCACACCAGGGTATCGAATTCGGTACGACGCAAGAATTCATTAGCGAGCACATTGCGCGCGACGTAAATGTCCGACTGCCCCGCCAAAGGCAACCAACCGCCATGTAAGCCGGTCGATTGCAGCATTCCGGCCGTATAGAGCGTGATGCAATTATTACCGCGGATTGGAGTTGCCACCAAGACCTTGTTGTAGTTTCTCATTTCACGCCCAGCGCACCATTCATCGCCTCGAGCATGCTGCCCGGCGCCTTGGTCTGTCCGCCCGCGGGTTGCTTGCCGGCCCGTAGCGGTTGATTCACGGGCACGCTCTTAGCAACCGGTGTGCTTTTTGGAAGTTGCACACTTCGATACGCTTCCAAAAATTTATCCTTGCGCTGGCCCCACGGAATGGTCAGCATCAACGGCTTTAAGGCCGGAACTAAGATGGCTTTCTTGCGCGCATAGTCAGGATCGCTTGCCATCAGCGTTTTTTCAAGTTCGGTCAAAGCCGCGCGCCCTTCGCGTTCTTCGTTGGCCGCCTGCGCCTGGCGCTGCTGATCCTGCGTCGCGCTGGTGGTCAGTTCCGCACGAAACTGCTGTCCGTTGCGGGTGCGCGCAATCTCTTTTGCATACTCAGCAGTGAGTTTTCCACTTCGGACAGCCTCTTTGAGATCCGCGTGAGTTCCAAGCGGATCCCCAACAGCGCGATCTTTTCCGAGCAAAGTTGCCAATCGTTCGGCCACGCTTTCAACGAGTTCAAGTGCCTTGCCCTGTTGCTGCGGATCGTTGCTGTTAAAGAGCGCGAGCCAGCTTAAGGTCTCCCCGTACTGCGCAGGCGTCGCTCCAGTGGCCTGGATGCCGCCCACCATGTAGTCAAAATTCTGCTTGATTTCATCGCGTTCAGCCGTCACCGTTTTGGTGGTATCGATCAGCGTGCGGATGCGATCCTGCGTATCCTTTTTCAATTCCTTCGGAATCGGATCGTTGATCGGATCGGGCTTTTTGACTTCGACCTTCGCCGGCTTCTCGCCCTCTACCGGCGGTTTTTCTTCCGCGGCCTTTTTGACAAACTTGCCGGTGAGGGGATCGCGCTCCGCGCCGCGAGCTTCAGCTTGCGCATCAGTTTCTTCAGGTTCACCTTCGGGAGTTTCACCCTCCGGCGTTTCACCTTCGGGCTGCTCGCCCTCCAGGGTTTCGCCTTCAGGCGCTTCCAATTCCGGCGCATCGGGCGTATCGATCGCATCGCCTAGCGCGGTATTGACTTCATCCAGCATCGTGGTTTTTTCAGTTTCCATTTCAGGGGCTCTCTATCGTTATTGTGGGGGACCTGGGGACATCGCCGCGCCGTTGGTGGGCGGGGGAGCTCCGGGCGGTGAACCTTGAGGCTGCGGCGGGGGCGGTGCAGAAAGTGCATCACGCGCGACCACGGGCGCCACGAGCTGCAATGCGGTTGCGGTATCGATTTCTCCCTTGATGCTGACGTTGACCTGCGGCTGCACAGGCGGCGGCGGGGCGCCCGCTCCGGGGCTTCCCGGCGGGGGTTTACGTGGAATGAACCGCTCCACGTCGCTTTCATCGCCCAATCGCAACATGGTTTCTTTCACCAGTTCAATGAGCGCATTCGCCATCGGCGTGTTGCCCTGCGCAAAGGCTTGCTCTATTTCCTGCAGCGATTTTTGAATGAGCGGCAGGATCGTGCCCCACGCCTGCATGTCAGTGGCTTGCCTAGGCTTGCCCGTTGATCCCGCTTCAATCTGAATCTCCACCAACGTAAAGAGATCCTCGATATCCATGTTCTCCGGCCAAAAGGCTTTTGTACCCGCCAGGCGCTGTACATCGCGCGTCTCTAAGCACTGCAGCGCTTGCTCCGCGGTGTACTGTGCCAACTCGGTCAACATCGCTTCCAGGTTATCGCGATCAGAAGTCGTGCGAGCCTGCGTGCCCGATTGCTGAATGTTGGCCTCTGTAGCCGTTTTGGGATTTCCAGGGCTGTTGATCGCTGCCGAGAGCGCTTCCTGCACTCCAGAGATGCGCTCCATATCGTTAAGTATGAGCGTGGGATCGTAGAGCCTCATATCGATCGCCTGCACAGGCTTCGGTGCAAATAAGTTACCCAAAGGAATCGATGGGTCACTGGGGCGCAGTACCGTGTACTCCTGGGACTGCGATTCCTGCAGCTTCTTCATCTCCACTTCGTCCAGCATCGTGCCGTTCACCAGCACTCCAGGAATAGAGCGCTGGCGGGTAAGCCGGAAGTTTGAGCGCGTGGAGGCGTATTCGTCCTGCAATTTGTACAGGCGCCAGCTCAGTGACTGCGCATGTCGCTGTCCATCGACTTCGTAGAAGGCGAAATAGAAGTACGGATAGAAGCGGCTGGCGGGGTAGGGGGGCGGGTACGGCTCTTTTGCCCATTTCTTCACCCCATCGATAATGGTGCGGATTTGCTTATCGCGCCGGTCCCAAATCTCGACACAGCGCACGAAAGCGGGGGATTCTTGAGAGGACGTGTGTGTCGTATACGCCTGCGCAGCTTCAGCGGTCATCGCCCCTTGCGGCAGCGCGCCGTCGAGTTCGCGCGTGGTCAACTCCCGCGGTGCGCGCTGATAGAAAATCTTCGCAGACTTGATATCTTCCGCATCCAAGCGCGTAAAGCGTGCCAACGCATCGTCTTTTGGAACATATAGCTCGTTGCCGATCCAATCCGCATCGGTGTAGTTTTCGATGCAGTTGATATCGATCGAGACTTGAATGTTCTCCGTCTCGACAAAATCAATCACGAACATTTTCGTGACTGCAAGCTCCAGTTTTTCTTGCAGGCTTTCGATCAGTTTCTCTTTTTCATCTCTCTCTGCCTCTAGCGCTTCAGGGTCCTGGCCTTGCGGATCTTCCAAGAGCTTTTGCTGTGCGATAATGCGTGCATGGGTGTCCTGCGCATCGTTTAAGGCTTTTTCTACTTCCGGTTTCGGTATCTTTTCCGACACCATCGTGCACTTAAACCACCCCTCACCATTCGAGAGCACCGAGCGCACGCCCTTGCGCGCAGGCTTTTTTAAGTTGCCTTTTTTCCAAAGGCTCGAGATGACAATCTCCAGCGTGCGCGCAAATATTTGCATCTGGTAGGTGTTCGACTCATCTACCTGTGGGGCCTTGCGGACCGATACGTCGGGGTTACGCGCATAGAGCAGCGCCACCAAGATATCGATGAAGGCGCCAATCAGATTCGTGGTGACCGCCCACGTTAAATCGGAAGTGCCTGCGGCATAGCGCCGGTCGATCGCTACTTGCTTGCGAAAATTTTCATCAAACTTTCTAGCGTCTCCATACTCCCGCCATTTCTTTTCAACTGATTGCAGTTCCGCTTCTTCATCTTCTTTCGATTGCGGTTCTTCTTGTTCAGTGCCTTCATCTTTCCCCTCGCCGCTCTGACGCGGATCACTTAAATTGACAGGGCCGGTCAGGGAGCTCGCCATCGGTCATTTTCCAGGTTCTAAGACTTGCGGCGGATCACTCGGGCTTGGGTTGACGATGACTTCCGAGGCCGGGTGCTCAAGGCTCAACTTTTTCATCGCCGCTTCAGCGCGCGCATCGAGCAGCGCTTCCGACACCTGCAGCGGCTTGGCCTCTGCCGCGGGTTGCTTGCGATTGATCGCAGGGATCATATCGGCGTTTAGCTTCGCCGGTGTTTCATCGGAGGTGCGCGGTGCAAACCCGGGGCGTGAGTGAATCATGGGAAGAGTCCTGTCTGATTAGGCAGCACGATCGGCGTGGAAGAGCTAAACGGCACGACGGTTGCCATTGTAAGCAACACCGCGCCCCACACATTCGTTTCAGTTGATAAAATTGTCTTGCCCGTCATGACCGGCGTTGCGGAACTTGCAATAACGGTCGGTAGCGCCTTCGGCACGCCGGGGGAGCTGCTGGCCTGCGTCACGGCCCGCCGGCTTTACCGTTGGAATTGTACGTGAAGGGCACCGTGACGGCGGCAGATGCAGCGCGCGCTGTTTGCGCACCCAACTGCGGCACGCTGGGGACCACCACGACAGCGCGTTCCGCTTCGTTCACGCCCGATGTTTGATGCGGCATTAGAAGTACCTCACTTTGGGTTTATCGTTCGATCCGTACATGAGCCACGCTTCCGTGAAGGGAATTAGAAGCGGCTTAGATTCGCGCAAGGATACGCGCGCGTCCATCATTTTGTCCACCATGCGGCCAATTAAGCCGCACACATCGGCCTTATCGTCCCAGCGTCCGCCAGGGAATTTTACCAACTGCTCGATGCAGTTATCCGCCCACGCACGACGAACAGGGAAATGTACCGTGCCAGCCGTCGCCCGCGCATGGAATGCTTGCAGCTTCACCGCTTTGTCATCGAGTGAGGGTAGCATTTCAACAGCGACGAACTTTTGTGCATGCGACATCGCGGAGCGAATCGCGGGTCCGATGGCTTTGTCGATCAAACCACCTTCGTTCGCCCACCTAACCGGCTTCCATAACGCAACCAGTTTTATAAATGCGGCAATCGCTAGGTCAGTCTCGCACTGCTTGCTCCACCAATCGATTGCCCACAAATCCCCAACCTTATCGACGCCCCACACGCCATGCTCGGTAAAATCCGGCTCCTTTTTTCCGTGCCGCGGCTCCATCACCGCATAGTCTGACGCCCCGTACACAACTAAGGATTTTGGCAGCGCGTCGAGGCCTTCGTAAGTGCGTATCACGCATCGACTCGCAGCAAATCAGGATCGTACATCTTAAACATCTCGCGCGAGAAATGTATTCCGGTGAAAGGCGCCGGGCGCTGTTGAAACAGCGCCGCCCACGTGCGCGCCGCGCGCGGATTATCCCGCCACATCGACCAATGTTCTTTAGGCCAAAACTCCGGCCACAAGAATTCACCTGGTTTACGCCCCAGCACATCATCTGCGCGCTCAGCTTCCGCGGGGATGCACAGTACGTCCCACACCTGGCCGTCGCGACAATGAATCAATCCTGATTCACCTTCGTAATTTTCCGGTAGGATCGAGCCCACCAAATCATCCTCATGCCAGCGGGTCATGATTAGAATTACCGACATCCACGGCTTGGCGCGCGTCATGGCGGTATCGATGTACTCGGAGTAAATTTTCTCGCGCATGGTGGCCGAGTCCGCTTGTTCGCGATTCGCTACCGGGTCATCAAGTATCAGAAGATCGCAGCGATTGCCGGTAATGCCGGCGAGCATCCCGGCCGCCATGAAGCTCGAGCCGTTGGTTAGCGACCAATCATCGATGGCGCGTTGATCTTCCGTCAACGTGGGGCGCCCGTCCCAAATCGCTGAATAGCCAGCTTGACGCACGATGCTGCGCACTTTGCGACTCTGCTTAGCGGCGATTCCCGTAGCGTAAGAGCCTAGAATCACTTGACAGTTCTTCTTGCGCCCCATCGCCCAGGAGCCGCCCACCACTGGAGCGTAGGTACTTTTGGCGCACCCAGGCGGGCCTAAAATAATCTGCCGCCCACGCGGGGTCTCGATGCAGGTTTGAATTTTCTGCATCATCAACGCGTGGTGCACAGCGATGCGCAGCTCCACCGGCTTGTACGCCACCGGTTTATCCTCGAAGCGATTGACGAGTTTGCCGGTTTCCGGGTCCTCCTCGTCTGGTATATCCAAGAGCGGCACGCCGGGGATATCTATGGATTGCGAATATTCAAGCAGGGAGGCGCGCGCCCGCTTGCGACGCAAGAATTCCTGCGCCGCCCACTCGGGGCTCACGCTCATGCTAGCAGCGGGTCCTTCGCCGGGATCGTCACCATCGGCTGGCGGGTGAGCCGCGGTAGCTTCTTGGATTCGATGATCGACACCAACTGATTGTCTGACATCCCCGCTAAGAGCGCGGCTTGGCGGCGATTCGCTGGAATCTGAATGATCGCCTGAGAAGGCTTCCCATAGCCACGATCGAGTACCGCTTCCGCCGCACGGATTCGATCCTTATCCGTCTCCGCGGTCTCCATGGCATCCGCTAGTAGCGTGATCGCCCGCGGTGCGTGGGCACGGGCAAGCGCCCCAATGTCGGTGTTCTCATCCATTAGCGAAAGGTACCGGAAAAGGCGGCTTAGGGGTAGAGGCTCTAGTTTTGAGACAAATTGAGACTAGCGTCTGCCTTCATGCTGTAGGCGCTTGCAACTAAGCCCCGGCTCGCTGCTGCTGGTTGAGCCTCTCGAGAAGGGCCCCTACCCCCTGCTTCTAGTAATTGATATATCAGGACAGCCGTTAGATGTGCACTGCAACATACAAGACAAAGCGAGACGATATGAGATGTCAAACAACCACGCCAGCCCTGGCGGGTTGTTCCGGGCGTTCCGAGAGGAATGTTAGTGAGACAGTTTACCCGGAACAATGCTTTTTCCCGGGAACCGTGCCCGGTTGTTCCGGGAGTTCCTAGTGTTCTTATATATATATATATATATATACATGTACTTATGCATATAGGAACACGTACACGTACACGTACACGTACACGTACACGTACACGTACACGTACACGTACATGTACATATAGCAACTTGGATTTTGCTGTTTCACCCGGAACGACCGGAACACCATTGATTTTAAAGGGTTTTTTCTGTTCCGGGTGGAATAATCTTTAAAAGAAGTCGGAACAAGTAAAATCAAGCACTTACACGCGTATTCGACTATTTTTGAGACAAATGATACAGTTTTACTGCTATTTTTCGACCCTATTTTTTCAACTTTTTATCCTGAAGAGCACCTATGCAGTTATACAGACGCGCTTTCCAGCGCAAACAGCTTCTTGAAGCCGGGCGCAAAGCGCAAGCAGCCCTCGACGCCGGCTCCAAACCCGCGGACTTGCTACCGGCTTTCAAAGGCAGCCGGGCAACGTTTTATCGAGCGCTCAACCTGGCGGCCAAACTCAACACCGCGGTCGATCCGTTGCTTCAGTGATGCTAGTCTCAGTTTGTATCGAATACCGCTTGCGCAGTCGTGAAACTCCGTGCTAGCTTGGGTGTGTAGCAATTGCTACACCGTCGCGAACCGGGAGTTTCGCAACACACTAGGAGATTTACAATGGAACTGATGCAAGCTAATCACCAATGGTCGAACCGCCCTGATGATGAGCGGTTTTTGTCCCTCACCGCGTTGAATGAGCACGTTCAGTTAATGCGCAGCAAGTCGGCGGCCAAAATCGTCAGCTCGCGTGCACTGACCGCTCACCCCCTCGAGGGAGACTCGGAAGCCCTCATGCTCACGGGCCCGAACGGCGCGCCGGTGAATCTCACCAATTGGAGTTTTGGACAGCTCGCGGCTCGCGCTGGCGCGCCTGCTGGCTATTTGCGCGATATCCCAACCCCCCCTGGCGGCCGATTGCTTAAACTACGGCCTGCATCATTCGCGCGACGTGGTCGAATGCGGGGTTCTCTTGACCAAGCTGGATGCGGACAAGCCTGCGACCGCCCGCGCGGTCACGGGCCCGAACTACGGCCGCATTTGGAACTCGACCATCACCCAAGCGCTTGTAAATCAGTTTGGTGATGGAGTGACGGGTAAATTCCGCATTCCTTCCGAGTTTGGCAATCTCGCGGCGCCCATCACCAAGCAATCGACCACGCTCTACGCCTCCGATCGTGACATGTGGGTGTTCCTGGCCGATGAGTTGAATCGCATAGAACTGCCGAACCGTCGCAATGGCAAGACTGGCAGCTTGGCGCGCGGCTTCTTTGCAGCAAACTCGGAAACGGGAGCTTCAACCTTCATCCTTGGGCAGTTCCTCTTCGACTACATGTGCGGCAATCATATCATCTGGGGTGTGGAGCAGTTCCAGGAACTCCGTATACGGCACACCGCGGGAGCTCCAGATAAGTACCTGGAACAAGCAGCCCCCGCGATCCTCGCCATGTCCAACGCCTCCAGCGTTGGTATGGTGGACATGTTGAAGTCAGCGCAAGCTAAAAAAGTCGAGAACGTGGATGAATTCTTGAACGCGCGCTTCTCACGCTCACAGACTTCCGCGATCAAGGCCGCGCACATGGCCGATGAGCAGCGGCCGATTGAATCCTTGTGGGATGTCTCGACTGGGATCACGGCCTATGCGCGCAACATCCAGCACACCGATGATCGGGTGAAGCTTGAGCGCGAGGCAGGCAAGGTGCTCAAACTGGCGGCGTAAAGGTTACGCTCTGTAGCGACTGCGCAAGCGGTCGCTATGGAGTGCAACTTCAAAAGGAATAACATGAGCCTGCGCCGCTACAAAGGGTATTGGACGATTTTCTCAGGACAGCAGCCCGTGCTGTCGTTCGCCAGCTTCGAGCGCGCTTGGGCTACGCTATGGGAGAACTCGCTATGAACTACGCCACGCTTCGAAATGAGGAGCTAATCAAATACGCGCTGATCGATGCGCCTATGGGTTCTTTGGCTGCGCTGCTTGCCGCACGCTTTGAGAAAAACATCGTTTGCGTCGAGGACGTCGAAAAAGAATATGCCGCTGCGATCGAGACTGACGCATTCGATCATGCGCAAATTGTTAGAGATTTGGAAACCTCCATTGAAGAGAAAGACAACCAGATAGAAGCGCTTGAAACGGAATTGGTCGGAGACTTCAGGAAGCACATGGCAGAGCGGCAGGGCGCGGCGAAGGCATGAGCCCTCCCGACACCCATCAGCACTCGGACTTGCCGTTCCCTACGTCGCTCCCGCAGTTTCAGCGGTTGTTCCCGAACGATGAAACGCAGTCAATCTACATCCGCAACGGAGCCTAAGTGACCTACGCCGCTGATTCGACCGTCCCAGTTGACCGCAGCCGCGCGGAAATCGAGCGGACGCTGGAACGCTACGGCGCTTCGCATTTCGCCTACGGTAGCGGTCCAGGCGAGGTGGTGATCATGTTCCAGGCGAATAGCCGCCGGATCAAGTTCACGCTGCCGCTCGTGCCGCCGAAGCAATCCAGCGAGAAGCAGATTGCGCAGTTCATGCGGACTCGCTGGCGCTGCCTGTTGCTGTCGATCAAGGCAAAGCTAGAGACGGTCGAATCAGGTATCTCGACATTCGAAACCGAGTTCATGCCATTCACCGTGTTACCAAACGGACAGACCGCCGCGGAACACGCGCTACCCTTCATCCGCGAGGCTTACGAGTCGAAGAAGATGCCGCCATTGTTGGGATTTGGAGGGTCACGTGCGGAGTCTGACAAATGAGCTATGGCGATCTTGAAGTTCAGGGCGCGAAAATGAGTTGGCGACTCATCGATACTGCGCCCGAAGAAAACGATGTGATTGTCTCAGACGGTCACGCGGTCGGTGAGGCTCGATGGCACGAAGGCCATGGGTGGTATTGGGCCGGTAACCATCCGACCGATGCATGTGGCTATC